ATAAACTTATGTTTATTATTTAAAATTCTTCTGATAACACTCACTCCAGTATGTCTTAACTCAGGTTCCCTCTGAACAATTGTATAATAAATTCTATCATTATCATATAAACACAAAAGACACTGCTCGTCAAACTCTACATCAAAATCAACCATTTGAACCTCCAAAATTTAATACACTAAAGTCTAGACTATTTTCTTGACCTTTATTACTTAATGTGTCTAACCCTACATTTGTTTCTGTTGGATTTGTAAAACTACTTGTGATATTAGCGGCAGCCTCAGTATCCTCTTCCACATCATAAAATCTTGCTCTAGTATAATCAATACCAACCAGTTGACTTTTTAACATACCAGTATTTCTGTTCTTTAGGAACTTCCAATACATTCTACCATTTTCTTTTAACACATCATCTGTAATCATAGCAACAAACACATCTGCTGTTTGTACAATACCAAGCGAATCAGCAATAGTTTCTAAACCTGCTTCCTTATTTCCATAAGCACTTCTATTTAACTGTGCAGCTGTTAAAACAGGTACATTGTATTTTTTTGATAAGGCGTGTAACTCTTCAGCAATTGCTTTGTAGAAAGCATACCCACCACCTGCCTGTGCCATTGTTACTCTACTTGAACTCATAAGTGTTAAGTAGTCAATAACAATAATATCAGGTATAAAAGATTCATTCATTGCCAAATCGTCAAGTAAACCTTCAATTTTGAACGAGTTTAGTACACCAGCAGGAAACTCTTTAATAATAGTATCACCTAAGTATTCTTTAATTGAATTAAATTTTTCTCTAAAAACTTCTAGTGATAAATCCTTAATCTCATTTGAGTTAACATCAAGAATATTACTATCCATTCTTTTACCTATCTCTTCTTCACTCATCTCAAGTGGAATAAACAGTACTTTCTTTTTCTTTAATGCAAGTGCAGCAGCAACCGATATAAGACCCATTGACTTACCAACATGAGATGGAGCACCTAGTACATTAAGCGTTTTAGGTTTAAATCCACCACCTAATATTTTATCAATACTTTCCATACCACTTGTAAGACCAAAGTTTTTCTTGTGATAATACTCAAGTCTATGTTCTAACGATTCATTATAATTCATACCAATGTCAGTATCAAATCTAACTTTTAGTGCATCACTAACAAACCCTAAAACTTTTTCAAATTCACCATCACCTTTTTGAATCATATCAGCAGATTTTAACACTGCATCTGTCATTTCAACTTTCTGAATATATTTTTCAGTTTCTTGGATAAGAAATTCTTTATTATCTACTTTATCGTCTGTTAACACTTGTTTATAAAATGTTAGTACACCTTCCTTTACTTTGTCCCCAAGTTTAGAGTTATTTTTAATCAATAAACCTAACTCTTTTTTATTAGGTTTCTGGCTAAATTCAGTAGAATAAGATTTAATTAGTTCAAACAACTCTTGTGCTTCAATACTTTGGAAATGTTTTCTTGTTAAATATGGAAAAACTTTTCTGTAGTAGTCGTTATCATCTAATAAATTCCTAAGAATTATATCTTGCATTTATATCCTTTTGTTGAGTAGTAATAGTATTATAACGATTTTTTAGTTAATTTTTGATGAAATAAATGATAAAAATGTATCAAAATCCTCTAATATATTGTAGTTAGTTGAATTAAACCCGAAAACTTGCCTATGAGCATAATAATACTCTATATTATTTTCTTTAAAGTATTCAAAAAATAATTGAGTATATTTTTCTACTTCAATGTCTTTGAGTTCATTTGATAGTCTAATACTAAAATTAAAATTTGAACTTATAATTATACTTATAGGTCGACTTAAATAATATTGTAATATTGACTTATACTTATCTATCTGCGCAACTACTATTAAATCATCATAATAAATGAATGAGTTTGAATCTATTTGATTAATAAAATTCTCTATCTTGGTATTTGTTTTATTAATTTTTCTTGTAATTGTTTCTGTTAAGTTACCGTAGTTTGATATAGAATTAAAAAAATTATTGTGTCCTAAAGACTCATATATTTCGTTTAACACTAAACCATCTTTAAAAAATCTAGATTCTGTTAACCACATATCATATGCATTAATTTTATCAATATTCTCTTTTAATTTTGGCATTTGTATATTATAATAATAATACAGTATACTAGCGGAACACATTTTTGTGTTATATAAATCTATAAAGTTTTTTGGTAATTTTTTTAAAAAAATTGTCATTTCAGTTGTTCTTAAGTGATGGTCAGCATATATAAACTTTACTTCAGGATTATCAGTAACAATCCGTTTTAATACTTTTGCTTCGTCATCTTTTACTGACAAATCACTTATTACTATAAGTGTTTTACTTCTATCGTATTTTAATAAATCTTCAAGTTCTATAAGTGTGTTTAATAATGTATTATATGATGTAGAATGATAGTGTACATCTTGGTGAACCCACTTTAAAACTAGTTGACAACCTAACCCATCTAGGTCGTTGTGAGTTATTGATATGATAGGTTTGAAAGTCTCCATAAATCTTCTTTGTAATAATTTAATGTATTTATAGAGACTGAGTTTACATAGAACCGTGCTTATAAATATTTTTTATTCGGTTAACTTCACTTTCAGGTAAAAGTTTTAAGTATTCTAATGCTTGTCTTTCATTGCATTTGTAGTAATGTTTAAGATTTTCTAAAAACTGTTCATCGTCAAACTTTTCTTTTTTATTAAATCTAATAAATCTAGTACTCTTTGGCATCATAAGTCTCATAAACCAATATTCCCATTTTTTAGGTATGTTTTTTCTTACATTTAACTCACTTACAATAATAAGTCCGTTTGGGTCATTGGCAAAGTATCTTAAAAATAAATAAGGTGGAATCTTATCATATTCTTCCTCTCTAGGAACAAACTTTCTATCTACAGCAGAGGAAATAATGTGAAACACATTATGCTCTTGAGATTTTTTCTCTACTTTAATTTCCTCTGCTTCTAATTTTACTTTTTCTTCGACTGTTGTCTGTTTAACACCCAATCCCCAATCGTCCATCATTTTATAATCCTATACTTCTTTTTCTGTTTCTAAATGAATGTATTAATGATATACCATCTCTTTTTAAGTATTCACCAATTTCATCACCATTTTCACTCATTTTCTTTCTAATTGAAATTTCTGCACCTAATTCACTTGGTATTATATCATGTTTATCCTTAAATAACTCGTTAAATTCATCAGATTCTAACTCAGCCTTTTCCCAAATAAGTAATGCTTCATCGTGTGATAAAGGTTGTAACTCTAAAATATCAAATGTTCTTCCTCTTCTTAATACAGCAACATCAATATTATCAACACTTCTGTTTGTAGTAATTATAAGTTTTGTACTACTCTCTGAAATCCCATCAGTAAAAGATAATAGTTGTGAAATAAATTTCTTTCTGTTTGCATCTTCAGTTGTATACACTTCACTATCTCTTGGTAATAGGCAATTATCTGCATCATCTAAGAAAATAAGATTATAATTATTTTTATTTAAATCTTCCCAAAATGAATCTTTTGCTAAAATATCTTCATTTTTAACATAAGCAATTTTAAAATAAGACTCTTCTGACATTAAATCTTTATTTACATTAAATAATTCAGGGTATTTAAACATATATTTTTCATACAATGCAACTAACTTAGTTTTACCTACACCAGGTTGCCCAACAAGTAATAGTATATTTTCAGAACTTAGTGCAAACTTTTTAAATAACATATCAGTATCTAAGTAAGGGTAATAATCATCTGACGCATCATATATATCACCAAGTTCTTTAAAATCTTTTCTTATATTTAAAGCACCATTATCAGACATTGTGTAGTTATCAACTTCTAAAAATATACCACTTCCACCTGGCTCATATTGTTTAACGATTTGCCACACATCATTTGAGTAATCGTATGTTTTACCATAAATATTAACACTATAAGATTTATTCTTATAATCCCATACAAGTTCCATAAAAAACTTTTCTTTGTTTTCAACATATACAAACTTAGATGTTGTACTTATATCTATAGCACTAACAACAATATCTGAAAACTTTTGTTTTAAATCAGATACAAAATCGTCAAACTTTTCATCTTTAATTGCTACATTAACAATCGGAAAAGAATAACTATCTGCGATATAGTTTTGTAACATTGCATCTTCAAGAGATACATAACTGTCACAAACCATATTAATTTTTGAATTACCCATAATCAACCTTTTATTTAAATTTAATGTTCATATCCATCATCATTTTTGTACAAAATGCAGCGATATTAATATGCTCATCTCTACATCTACTTGCTAAATCCATATAATCAGATAATAGTAATATTACTCTTGGTACACTTTCATCTGGAAAATAATCTTCCATATGTTTATGAATATATGTAAGTAAAGAACTAGGGTCTGTTAAGTCATTAGTCGCTTTCATCATCGCTTTAAAATCTTTTGCTTTAATTGTAGCCATAACTTCTTCTTTTAACTTATCAATTTCAATATACTTACTATCAATAACAAGTTTACCATCAACTACAGACTTTTGCATAAACATAGTCATTTCTCTAATTGAAGGGTAGAAGTTTTTTAGTACTTTTTGTACATCACCCTTTTCATACTCAATGTTTTCATTATCTAAAATCCAAGATAGTCTTTGGTAAATAGAAGCACCTAACTCTTTTTTATGATTAGCGAAAATTTCATCAAAGTCAAAATTACTTAATCTATTTAAAATAGGTTTAATAACTTTTTCTTTATAGTTACCTGTAAGAATAAATCTACAGTTTTTAGCATACTTTTCAATTGAACCTCTTAAGTTATATTGTGCACCATTTTGTACAGCAGTTAAGTTATCTGCTTCATCAAGTACAACAATTTTAGGTCTACCGTCCATAGATACAGTCGATGCAAATGGAGGAATCTCTTCTCTCATCATTTCAATTCCACCTTCACCTGATGCATTTTTCCAAAGTACAGAAGCACCTATTTCTTTAGTTAACGCAGTAGTTAGTGATGTTTTACCTAGTCCTGGTGTGTTACCCCAAATACCTAAGTTAGGTATTTCACCATCTTTAATCCAGTCTAACAGTTGCTTTTTCATACTATCAGGGATAATTAAATCCTCAATACACTGTGGTCTATATTTCTCTGCCCAAATATAATGTTTATTATCTACAATTTTCACTATCTTTCTCCTATAAATCTGTACTTAAATCTAACTTTTCATTTAACATTTCTTTTATTTTTATTAAATTACTTTCTTTAAATGTCAAAAATAACGACATTTGTTTTATTCTTTTTATAATATTACCTTTAACTCTCATAGTACAAATTTTGTCTATGTCAGCACCTGTAAACTTTAAATACCACCAAAGTGTATAAAATTTAATCTTTTTGTCTGTATAAAGTTTAAACATATCATCAAATGACGGCTTTTCACCATAGTTTTCAATAATCATGTTAACATCTTCTGTGATATAACTTTTATAGTTCATAATTATATCCTTAAAACGCTTAACTTTTTCATCGGTATCTTCAGATATAAGTTCTTGTAACATTCCTTGAAAAGAACTAGGTTTTTGTTCTAACATAATACTAAGACCTAAAAGTATTAAGTTTTCCTTTGTCCATGACTCATATCTTCTATAAGGATATATAGACTTCACTTTATCTCTTGCTGCTGCTTTGTGTTTAGATACTAAGATTCTATGATTAGAATTATTAGTAAATGTTATATAAATACCGTGCAAGACATTATATTGCTCATTAAACTGTAACATATTAAATCCAATCTTCTAAAAATGATATTTTTTCTTCAACATACCCTCTGATATGTTTATTTCTTTTAAAATCATCTTCTAAAATTTTTAAAAAATTTTTATTTTCTTTTAACATAAAACCAACATCCTCAACTCTATAATCATTCAACTCACAGAACTCTAAAATAGAGTCCATCCAAGTCATGTCTTTATGTTGCTTAAGTCTATGTATACCATCTAAAACCTCATTAAAATCATCAGGTGCTCTTTCCGCCATTATCTACTCCACTATCATTTTTGAATAATTATCATGCTCAACTTGAATTATTCTGTTAAACTCTTCTACATTTTGAACAATATCAGGGTTATGTGATATAATTATAACATTTTTTGACTTAGAAAAATCATCAGTTAAAATTTTAATCAACTCAAATTTACCCTCAGTATCACTCGAACTGTCTAATACCTCATCTAGTATTAACAAGTTTGTAGTAATACCATTTTTTTCCTCAACTAATTTTAAGAATGCAAATAATATAGAGAATGTAAATCTTTGTTTCTGTCCATTACTCATAGCATTAAATTCCTTTTCTTCATTTCTTGATATAATTCTTTCTTTGAAGTTAGTATCAATAACAAAGTTATAATCAAACGCATTAAATCTTTCAATAAATTGATTTATATATCTGTTTAATACTGGTATTTGTTGATTTAAAGTATAACCCTTTAATTCATCATCACCAACAATAGTAGAAAGTGTGTTGTATTGATTTACTTTTTCTTTAAGAGATAATATCTCTTGTTTTTCTTCTTCTAATTCATCTTTTAGTTTATTAATTGATGAATAGTCAATATCCAACTCTTTCCATTGCTTTTTAGTTTCAATATCAGATATAATAGCATCTATTCTGTCCAAATTTTCTTTTTGGTTTTGAATTATTCTTTTAGAATTTAATAACTTTTCATATTTTACTGAACTTGATTCTTTTATCTCCGAAATATATTGCTCTTTTTCTTTTATTCTTTGAGTAATTATAACATAATCTTCATTAACTTTTGACTCTCTTTCCGGTGATATGTCAATTTCTGTTAAATTAATGTGATTATCACATTCATCACATACAACTACACCTGCTTTTGCTCTTTCAATATGATGTATTTCATCGCTTAAAGCTCTTTGTTGTGTTAATAAATCACTGTAACATTTTTCTTTTTCTTGTAACTCAAGTTTTTCTTGTTCGTAAAGTTCTTTTAACTCTTTTAACTTTTCAACTGCTCTTTCATACTCAGGTACCTTTGACCTTCTATCTTCTAGTTCAGTCTCCAATTCAGTTAGTATTCTATTTTTATCGTGTTTTATAACTTCATTTTGTTGCTCAAGTGATGCAATATTTCTTTCTTCAGTTTCTAAAGTATTATTAAGAATACTTACTTTGTATTCATGTTCATATATATAGGTATTAACAACAGATATTTTTTTCTTTAGTATACTTCTTAAATCATTAAATATACTTGTATCAGTAATAATTTGGAAAACTTCTTCTTTTTCTTTAGCACTTAAGTCCATAAAATTCTTACTAGTTGAAATATTTGCACCTAATACAATTAACTGTCTATATACATTTTCACTCATATGTAGAATTTCATCTTCTAACATACTCTGATATTCACTAGTTGTTGCCTTTTCAGGTAAAAGATGTTTATCCTCAAAATCACAATTCTTTTTATTATGAAACACTTTAAATACTGCAGGTTTCATTCCTCTTACTACTTGAAAGTATCCCATATTTTCTACTTGAAATGTCACTTTAACTAACATTTCTTTATTATTATGGTGGTTAATAAGTGAACCTAACTTAATTTTTCTAAAAGCCTTACCATACAACCCATAAGTAAGAGCATCAATAAAAGAACTCTTACCAGCACCATTTTTAGCATTAATTAAATCAATACCATCTTTAAACTCAAATGTTGTAGGTGTATTTCCATAACTTAAAACATTCTTAAACTCAATAGTTAAAAAATCTATTTTCATTAAACTTCCTCAATCTCTCTAAACAACTCTTCCACTAATGGTACTAATGTTGGATGTTTCTTTTTAATTGTTTCAGTGATAAGACCTTTAGATGTTGATGGTATAGTCATTGTACTATCCTCAATATCTTCAATATAACTTTCACCAATAATATTACTTATCTCTACATTATTTGTAATTTCAAAGTCTAGTCCTTGCTGTTTTAACATATAGATATACTCTTCATGTTTATTATCAGAACTCTCATTAATAAACAATTTAAGTTTATGTCCTTTTAAAGCAGGTGCAACCGTTTCAATATCATCACTGTCTATAGTCACAGTTTTTTTATAATAAAGACCTGTTATATCTAATGGCTTCTCTTGACTATCACTGTACTTAAGTTTAATAAATCTAGTACTTTTTTCATTTTCAACATATGACTCATTAAAATCTTTATCTAATACATAAAATCCTCTAGTAGTAGCATAGTCACCCCAATCTAACCAATAAGGTGTACCTAGGTATGTGATTTTTTCTTTATCACTTTTAATATGATAGTGTCCACTGTATACTTTTTTTAAGTTTCTTTTTTTCTTAAAAAATTCAGGACTTAACATAGAATGCTCATCTATATGACCTTTAGTCATTTCAAAGTTTCTAATCTCAAAGTGGCCAAATACATAATTCATTCCTGTTAACTCATCACTAGTTAAGGTTTCATCTGGTAATATCCAAGGAACAAAATAACATCTTTTATCATTTATAAGAATTTCTTTTCTATCATTTATAACAGTAACATTATCATATAATCTATCAATTACACTTAATATAGTGTACTCTCTACTAGTTTTATGATATATATCATGGTTACCAACAATACAAATAAATGTTATATTTTTTTCTTTAAGTTTATCAAAAAATCTCTTAAGTATTAATTGTAAGTATTCTATATCTATTACAATTCTATTGTCAAATACATCACCTACTTGAATAATAGTGTCACACCCTTCATTTTCCATATAAGGAAACAATTGCTCATCAAAAAATCTCATCTGTGAGTCAAGTGTTTGGTGTGAAAACTTATTTTTACCAAAGTGTAAATCACCTAGTAAAATAATTTTATCTGGGTTGATTATAGTCATATTATACCTCTAAGTCAAATGGGTCATCCGACCAATCATCAATATCAGTCTTAATTAATTCTTCAATGTCTTCTAACTCAGGTTCTTCTTCTTTTTTCTTTTGTTTATAAGTTTTCTTTGTTAGGTTTAAATAATCAAAATGTCCAATTTTACCAATAGCATCATACTCTTCTAGTGAAATATTATATTTTTTAGGGTACTCAATTTTAATTTTTCTTTCACCTTTGTCCCATAAGTACTGTAGCATATCTCTAATAGTTTCAAATCTATTACCGTCAATTTCAAGTTTTCTTAAGTTATAAGATATAACTTCGTTTTCTAACTTTATTCTTTCAATTTGCTCATTTGTTTTTATATCTTCGATATTTCTATAAGCATGCTGTACTAAATCTTCTAGTTCTTGGTATTGTACAGTTTCCTTTATGTAACCATCTTCTCGTTTTCTTTTGTTAATTACTTCAAAGAATGCAGCCTTTGCAATCTGTGTCAAATATGCAAATGGTGATACTGGTTCATTTGTTATTTTTGATATTCTTGTATGGTCAAAATTATGAATGTATTTTAACATTTTATATATTGAATTAGATACATAATCTTCTGTCCAATTTGATGTGTAACCACTAAACTGTGGTCTCTTTTTTAAGTTATTGATAATTAACATACATTGTGTAGCAAACTTTGTTTTGTCGGCGTTAGGGTTAGTTTGTATATTAATTATCTCTTGTAAAAGTTCCTCTTTGTCAAGATAATTAGTTTGTGCCATATATAACCTTTTTGTTTTTATAAATACTATTATAATAAAAATTTACTTAATTTTAGGAACAATAATGGCAAATCAAGCTTTAGATAGTAATATAATTTTTGGAACTGATTTATTTGGGTATGAAACTACATATTCAGTACAAACTGTTAACTTACCAGGTGTATCATTAGGGTACTCTGAAGTACCAAGTAGATATGATGTGCTAAATGGTAAAACAGCAGGTAGAAATCTAGAATACAATCCTTTAACAATTACAATACTATGTGACGAAGATATGGAAATATGGTCAGGTTTAGTTAAAGATGTGCTTTCAATGAAAAATTTAGACTCTCTTTCTGATGGATGGATTATATTACAAGACTCGACTGGTAAAACAAAACAAAAAATAACTTATAGAAATATTTTACCAGTAGCAGTAGGTGACATTCAGTATTCTTCAACAGGTGAAAATACAGAACTTACATTTGATATGGAGTTGGTGTATGATTATTATACAATTGAAGAAATCACATCATTAAATGATGCAGAAAATGTAGCACTAGACATAGAGGTTCCTACAGAAGTGCAAGAACCTGAAGCAGATGAGACAGTGATTTAAAACCACTCATCTACTGTAATTTTCTTTTTATGTGACCAATTAAGAGGTCCAATCATAATATCCAATGCTTGGATAAAAAATCTATCCCACATATCATCTCTATTAATATAGTTTTCAAGACTAACTTTACTTAGAATAGAAGGATTTTGATAACCAAACACTTCAGAGTTAGTAGGATTTGGTAATTTCAAAATACAATATTTCATTTTATCTTTTTCATTAATAAACGAATATTCCTTCTGTAAATCATTTACTAAAATAGACATATTATGTACAGTTGCAGCCCTACTGTTAATAGCAATAGGAGTACACTCGGCAACACCATCTGGACTATCAAAATAAAGCGGGTGATTGTAAAATCTGTAACCTATTTCTTTTGTACTCATATCAGGATATATTGAATTAAAGTCTTTAAACATTTGTTTAGTTTGATATTTAATTCTTTTCATAACATACTCATCTTTAGAGTTTTTAAGACTTGCCTCTTCTTGTAAACTTAAAGCAGGCCATTTTCTGTCACCATCTTTAGTTTTAAAGTCAAACGATACTTTATTAACACCCGTAACTCTACTAACATCTTCTATAGGAGCAGACATAAATTTTTGTTTAACATCACTTGCCCAATCTTGTAATGTAGACTCATCACCATCAAGCAGAATGTCAATACTCTCTTTAAGATACTTTCTACAAAATGTAGGAGTTGAACTTCTAACTAATTCTAAACCCATTACTTTTTTCTTAGGCTCTTTTAACCGAACACCTTCATTATCAAGTACTCTAGCAATATATCTTTTTTTAGCAATGAAAATACCACTATCAGCAATAATCTCTCTATCCATTGCCATAGCATCAGCTTCAAGTACATTTAAAGATTTACCAATCTTATGTGTCATATCATTAACATATGGTTGAATAATTTTTTCACATACATTGTCACAGAAATTAATCTTATCCTCAAAACTCATTTCAACTTTAGACTCTTTTGCTTTAACAAATTCATCAATAGTTAAGTAAAATGAATCAGTATCACCATACACTAAATAAGGATTTTTACTTGGTACCTTTTGCTTTAACATATTATCTACAGCAATTGCCATACTTTTATTAGTAAATCTACCATTACCTGTAATCGCAGCAGCAATCTCATTGTTGAATAATACAAAGTACTTATTACCTAGTGCACCATAAAGTGAGTTAAGTAAGATTTTCTTTGTCATTTGAGCAGTATCCCAAAATGCTTCTAAGTTTTCTTGCTCTTTTATTTCTGCTTCAGTACCACCGTTATTCTTTAAATCTTGTATTTTTTGTGTATGTACAAACATTTGTTTTTTATCAGATTTTCTTTCTGCATACAATTGTTTAATCAACTGTGGAATTAACCCAACTTCATCTCTTTTATAAAAAGAACCATTTATACCAGCAGACACATTATATTTTTCTAATACAGGTGTAACTTTTTCAATTATTTCGTCGACTTTACCAATTAATAAATCTTCATTATCTACAAATACTTTCTGTCTAATTTCCTTTAACTCTTGCGGCAACTCACTTGAATTAATGTATGTTTCAGGTGAAAAATTGTTCCATCTAATAATTGAAGGATATAGAGATGCCCAGTCAAATGATACAATCCAATTGTGTTTTCCTACTTCAGGGTCAGCAACCCAAGCACCTTTAATACCAGCGTCACCACCAGCAAAAGAACCATCATTTGGAAGTATAAATCCTAAAGAATATGCAATGTTTGTAATATATGTACCCCAAGGTTTAACTGTACCAAGAGCATCATCTAAACAAATACCCATTTTATATGCAATCGATTTAACAAGGTTAATTAAGTTCAGTTTCTCGTCAATTTCCTTAATAAGTTGTACATCAATGATACCATATCGGGTAAATTTTATATAAGATAGTTTCTTAAATTCGTTTGTTTTCTCTTCTTTTAACTTTAACAATTGTTCATCTGTAAGTTGACTATAATCCATTTTTTTCCTTTATTCTACAATACCATCCAACATAATCACCGTTTTTAATAGTTGTGTTGTGTCTATAAGTTTTTTCTAATGATGGTGGTAATTTATTATCTTTTAAGTAACTTCTTATTCCACCCTCTATAATATCTATAATTTCATCTTTATTATTATACAAAATTATTACTTTAGAGTTTGGATTATTTTTACCTAAATATCGTTCACTTCTTTGTTTTTTAAACTCATTTGTTCGTTTTATACCTTTATTTGAATTTGATATTTTTTTCTTAGTTTCATTGCTATGATTTTTTCCATAAAAAGGGTTTTTTTCTTTAGATACATCTGCATGATTGATAGACATAAGTTTTTTTGATTCATTTGTATGTTTTTTCCCTAACATACCTATTCTATTTGGATGTTTATCAGGTTCAGTATACTGTCCACCTTTTTGTTTATTATACCCAATTTTTCTATCTCTAGTATTATACTCTTCTATTAAGGTTTTCTCAATTTTACCCGCTTTTTCTTTAGTATCAGTTTCATCTATAAGTTCTATACTAAAATTTTCTCTACCATATTTTCTCATAGCAGTAGATATATGACTAGTTTTTTTGTAATAATGTTGGTTAAATCTATCATTAAGTTCTTGTTTGGTTATACCAAAGTACAATTTTCCATTTTTATGATTTGTTATTTTGTATATTTTAATCATACTGTATACCTTTTTATGTATATTTATAGTATGGTATTATAGATGTGTAATTTGTACTTAGTATGTTTATAATAAACCTCTTCTTTCTAATTCTCTATCTATATCACATATTTCATCATATAAACTATCCATTACTTCGTCATTGCCACTCTTGTTATAATTGTCTATATTTCCGTTCATTAGTTCATCTAAGTTAGAGTATTCTTCATATAATACTTTTTCACTACCTAACTCAACCGACGCAATGTTGTTCAATGAATAACTAGTTTGTGGTGTAAAGATAAACTTCTTGTAAAGCTCCATAAGGTCTAGTAAGTATACACCACCTATAGTTGTGTTATAAACATCACTATTACCAATTTTTTTATATTCACATTTACAATACTGTACAGGTGATAAATCATTAGCATTTAACCCAATATTTTTTGCTCTATTAACTAAATATGGAAAGTCAAACAGTTCCCCATTCCAAGCAGTCATAATAGCAGGATTTTTAGCTTTAATAAGTTTCATAAAATATCTGTACATTTCAATTTCATCAGATACTCTTAAATATGTAGTTTTGTCAGGAAATTCATATTTACTATTATACTCTTTAACTCTAGCTAAATCTTTAGGGTTTTCATGTCCTTCAATATCTTCATATCCAATAACATAATACTTGTCATCAAAAGAATCATAAAGTTGTATAAGTGTAACAGGTGCTTTTGCTTAATTAGGAAATGGAAATCCAAACTCTTGACTAACCTCAATATCTATATACCAAGTTCGCATATCATGGTCATTGTTAACATATTGTTTATCTTTATCAAAATAATATG